ATCACGTTAGTGATGGAACGTTACAGGACCGTTGGTGTGTGCTCTAGAGTATCGGATGAGAGCACGAGGTGTACCGGCTGTACCACCTTTGTACCACGTACAAACACAGCGTGCGGTACACCTAACAACGGTCCGTGGACTGGCTTTCATGGAATAAAGCACGAAGTGTACCAGATGTACCAGCACCGAAGCGTTAGCTTTAGTAATAGACCGTGGACCGTGGTTATAGAATCTTGGTTAGATTCGTTAAATAACCGGTACAAATGGTACAAAAACAAAGAAACACAGCTACCGCACGGGTTTCCGGTGTACCACTTAACATTTGTTACTGGTACACCATTTATCAAAAAGGTAGGAAACATAAGGGTTTCAGCTGTACCACTATGTACCACAAACAGCAGTGGGAAGCGGTCGGAAGCTCCATGGGGAGCGCTGGGAAGCCTCAAATCCTTCTTCGAAGGATTTAGTCGATGGACTTTTATGTGATTAATAATAAATTAAGGAGTAGATTATGGAGTTACTTATGAGCTTGCTCTTCGGAGTATTTATAGGTTGGTACCTTACTGTTGATGCTATTTATAGCTTAGAGTTAAGAGACCTTAAGAAAAACAAACGCGAGTACGATAAACTTATACGTGAAATTGCGGAGGAATCATGAGTGGAAGCAAAAAGAAAGGTGTAAGAGCTCGTTGGGGTCATGTTGAAAGCTCTACCAAGAGCGTTGGCAATGAGAACCGCGTGTGTGATGGGAAATATTTAGGTGGTTGTACTATACAAAACGCTGATGATTTGTTCCCAGAACATGAATCATATACTTACGAAAGCAATTATTACATTAAACAATGTATGGGTGATATGCCTAGAGCTAAGTATAAAAAAGATTTTGATTGATGTTGAGTCAATTAAACAAAGTGCATGCGTACGCATGTGTAACATTAACCACTACTATAGGAGTGTAAAATGGTTGAACAAACCGAAAGCCAGCAAGAGCTTAATCTTGCACCACCGGGGACAGAAGTCAATTCTGTTGAAGCAAAAATAACCTTACCAGCTAATCATTGGTTCCATCGCAAGTATGCGATTGGTTTTGATGGTGAGCCTACACATAACGACACTGTTGTGGAAGAAATTATGGACATCTTTGACCAGAAATTTACTTCACCAATGTTGTTTGTAGATGACCAAAATGGTATTGAAGAGCAAATGTTTGATAGAGACATAAATCTTATCTGCGACGCTCAATCAGTGCTATTGCATGTAGATCCAGCATCAACTGGCTTCGCATATTTGAACCTATGTAACAAAACATGGTCAGAATTTGCAGCTGTTGCTTATGAGTACATGGACGGTTTAGCTACTTCTAAAGAAGAAGAGATACCGCAATGGTTACTTGACAGAGAGCAAACTATGTATGCTTTAGGTCGTAAAGCTAGGTTACTTAAACAAGCTCTTGAAGTTATTGGCAAAGACTTTAACTTCACACATGACGGTATCGTTAGAGACCGTGTTAAAGCTGCAGTTGTAACTCGTTGTCAAAGACTAGCACAGTACAGCTTTGATAAAATCCAAGCCACAGGTGCAATCACTAAAAATAACAGTGATTCACGTGCACAAGAAACGTTCGATAGAGCGTAATTTTAACAAGTCCTACCGAGTTGATGTTTCGATTACTCGGTAGGCATTTATTATGGAGATAACCATGGGATTAGATATGATGGCTGGTTGGTCTGAATCAGATACACCAGATGCAAAGGTTGTTCACATTGATACTGCCAAACCGCAGATTGAGTGTGAATTTGAATGGCGTAAACACGCTAGATTACAGCAGTATATGATGGAGTTGTATCACACGCGTAAAGGCGAAGAAACACCAACTGGAATGATGGGCTCTTTCAACGCTGAAAACTTAGAGTTATTTAAAGAAGATATTGAGGACTTGCGTGCCAAGATTGTTAGCAACGATCTGCCGTTTTGTCCTGATGGTTTCTTTTGGGGGCATCAGTTTCAAGAAGAAGCGATGCGTAATTATAAAGAGCAAGATATACAGTTTTGCGATAAAGCTCTGCAATGGATAGCAGAGGGCAAACAAGTATTTTATTCTTGTTGGTGGTAATTGCCAATCAATTACTGCCGTGCTGGAACTAATGTCACACAAACATTCCCAATTAGTTCCAGCATCTTTGAAATTAAAATGCTCGTACATCGTTGGAACGATGTACCTTCGCATTTAATGGGAGAACTTATGAAACTTAGAATGTTTAGAGCAACGTTTCTTGATGCTTTTTCGCAGCATACTATTGTAGTGGAGTTTGAAGCTCCATTTCCAATAGATGACGAAGTAGACTACAAGAAACTAGCTACCCAACGGTTGGGGGAAATGATTCGTAAAGGCGAAGTCGCAATACGAGACATTGAACCTATTGAAATATAACTATTTGATACAAACAGGAGTAAATATGTCAAATATGCAAACAATGACAACCCTTAATGCAAATTCGCTTAAGGGAGAAATTAAGAAAAACATGCGTGTTGGTCTTAATACTATGATCTGGGGCGGCCCAGGTATTGGTAAATCAGAAATACCAGAGCAAATAGCAAGAGAAATGGGAATACCTATTATGGATTTTCGTGCTAACTTGTTTGATCCGGTAGATGTGCGTGGTATACCACGTGTAGTACCTAGTGATGAATACGGACACCAAACTACTTGGGCAGTTCCTGACATCTTTCCGATTGTAGAACGTGATGGCGAGCGTGGTATATTCATGATTGATGAATTACCAACTGCTCCGCCAGCAACGCAAAATGCGTTCTTGCAATTACTTATAACTCGTCAGGTTGGTAATTACAAAATGCCTGACGGTTGGTCAATGGTGTCAGCTGGTAATCGTCTTACTGACGGTGCTGCTGTGTATCAAATGCCTAAACCAGTGTGCAACAGGCTCATGCATTATGAGCTTGAACCAAATGTTGACGCTTGGTGTGAATGGGCATTGAAAAATGAGATACACACAACGCTGGTGTCGTTCATGCGTTACCGACCAGGTCTTTTGTACAGCTTCAATGCAGATGAGTATGCTTTTCCTACTCCAAGAAGTTGGTCATTCGTTGATAAACGATTGAAGTTGGAAGACTCTGTAGATGCAGAAGGTATGTTTTACGGCGTATCAGCTGCAGTCGGTGACGGGCCAGCTGGAGAGTTTTTGGCATTTGCAAAAGTTGCAGACAAGTTGCCTGATATTGACAACTTGATTGCTAATCCTAGCACGTACATGCCATCAGAAGATCCTGCAGTGTTGTATGCACTTACAGGTGCTCTTTCAGCTCGTGCTGAAGAAAGTAAAATGGAAAACATTATGAAGCTTACTCTTAAGCTTCCTACTGAGTTTCAAGTGGTTCTAGTTAAAGGCATGATTGCCGTTGACAGAAATTTATTAACTCACGATACAATGACTAAGTGGATTAACAGAAATTCACAAGTTGTATTATAACAATTACCGGAGGTAATTATGGCTACAGCCAGAATGACGGATGATCTTCTTAAAAAACTTTGTGACAAGTTCAGAGAAGATTACAGAAAAGTAAACAAAACTCCTACAATGTCAGAAGACTTGGGTGTAAAAATATACGACAAGTATGTTAAACCTATGTTTACTGACTTTAAGGAGGTGTACGAAAAACATATGAAAACTTCTAAGATTTTTACAGAAGACTCTAGAAAAGATATGTTTAAAACAGAGACTAGTTTTACTGTACATATTATGACGGATGTTATAACAAGCGACGCTCAAAGAGAACGTATTACTAAATGCGATTCTGATGGGTACAAGAAGGAAATAGACTGGCAATTGCGAGACTATGTTACTTCAGAAGCTTGGGATACAGACTCTGGAGATCAAGAAATACATAGTGTTAACTTTGAATTGCCTAATGAAGTTGAGATGCTTACAGATAAGTACAACTCTGCTATGCCAGTGCAGTTGTTTAGACAGCCAGATGATGAGTTGTATCGTCAGTGTGTAAATGAGTGGCTTGCAATTAAAAATGCAAGTATGAAACTAAGAAATGATACTAGAGAGTATTTCAATACTTTAGATCGTTTTGAAACTCTCAATCAAGCTTTGAAAGCTTGGCCTCAACTTGCCAACGCTGTTGAAGCGGTTATGCCAGAAAAAATGGTAGCTGTGCATAAACGTACTGAGCGTAAGAAGAAACAAGTAGAGCATGCAGCAGCTGTTGAAAATGTTTCTCAAAAGTTCAACAACGTTATGTTGGGTTCTACATTACTTGGAGACGATAATGAGTGAAGCCCAACAAAAGTTTACTAGAGCTAGGTCGCAACTTCTTTTGAAGCAACCTTTCTTTGGCACTTTGTGTTTGCGGTTGAGACCAATAGAAACTGAAGAGGTTCCTACTGCAGGCACAGATGGTAAACATTTGCTTTACAACCCAAAATTCTTTTTGAGTTTGACAGACCAAGAACGTGTTGGTCTGCTTGCTCACGAAGTAATGCATGTAGTGTTCATGCACATGGTACGGTTGCATGAACGTGACCATTATCTTTGGAATGTAGCTGGCGACTATGTAATCAATCTTGTTGTGCGTGATGCAGGTTTGCACTTACCACATACAGATTTACTTGACGATAAGTATGCTAATAAAACTACAGATGAAGTGTACGCTGACCTTCAAGAGAATCCGCCACCAGCATCTGATGATGGCAAAGAATCTTTTGGAGCGTGCGTACAAAAGTCTGCAGAAATTGATAAAAACCCTGGCGAGTTTGAAGCTGAAATGTCTGTTGCTATACAACAAGCAGCAGAAGCAGCTAAAGCTCAAGGTAAATTACCAGGGTCTTTACAATCTTTGGTAGATGCAATAGTCAAACCAAAAGTAAACTGGAAAGCAAAGCTAGCCAGGTTCTTACGTAACAACAATAAATCAGATTTTAGTTGGCAGAAACCCAACCGTAGATTTATTGCTAGTGGTTTGTATTTGCCTAGTTTGTATTCGCCTAGTATAGAGTCTATTGGTGTTATTACTGACACTTCTGGTTCGCGTACAGACGAAGAACTTAACCAAGATCTTGGCGAGATCTCAGCTATGCTAATTGATGCAAATGTTGAAAATGTACATTTTGTGCAAGCCGACACTGAAGTAACTGCCGAAGCAACGTTCAACCGTGAATCGTTGCCCTTGAAAGTTACTATGGAAGGCAGAGGTGGTACTAGGTTTGGACCTGCTATTAAACACATGGCAGAAACACACCCAGAAATATCCTGTTTAATTTATTTAACCGATTTGGAATCCGATGACTTTGGAAGTGAACCACACTTTCCAGTTGTTTGGGTAACAAATTCAGCAACGGAGGCGCCTTATGGCGAAATTATCGAAACTGTTTAAAAAACACGCGAAAGAGTACGGCGTATCAGTACTCATTGGTAGTATGATTATGTTCGGCCTAATTGCAGTGGCAAGTTCTTTTCATACTTTTCTTGTACTACTTGGAGTGCTGCTGTTTACAGCTACTGCCTTGTTTGTTATTTGGAGGATTGCAGATTATGACTAATGCAACAATTACCGCGGTTACTACCGCAATGTGGATCTTGATTGAACTTGTTCAATTTGGGTATATGGCTTATTTAATATGGAGGAACAGAAACAATGCTAGCTATAGGAATATTCAGCGCGCTAGGTCTGCTTTTGCTTGCGCTTAAAATTGGTGGGCGTAAAGCTATTGGTCATGATGTCTTTGTTGACGTCTTGATTACGCTTACGCTTATGGTTGCTTTCTATGGTACTTTTTCTGGTATGGCTGCCGCTATGGTCGGTGGCCTAGTAGCTACTATAGTCTTGTTCATTATGAAGAAGACTATGGTACACCAGAAATTTGTAGTTACTACAAAACCAACGAAAGTTTTTAATTACACTTTGCATACGCCTCGTGGCAAATGGGAAGAAAAACAACCTGATTGGAGAGACTAATGGGTAAAGTTAATGCACTTAGTTTAGAACATGAAGAGCATGTGCACGTGCTTATAGATGCGTTCAAAGCTTGGTTAATTAAACTTGATGAAATTCAAGCTGCAACTGAGGTTACTATTACTCAACAGATTCTTACGAATGTGCTTGAGAACAGTATAGATATTGATGTAGCTAGATATGATTGGTTTTACAATCATTTTGTGCAAGAGTTTTTACAGCTTTATGTAGAAGATTATTCTAGTAAATATAACGTAGACTTAAGTGCTGATGTTTTGTGGCAAGTTAATGAAGAACAGCAATACGGTTTGTATGGTATGTTTGAAAATTATCTTAGAGAGCTATAAAATAAAACCATGAGTTATAAAAACTTTGCGTTGTTATTATATTTTAAAAATTGTAAAGAACGTCAAGCGTATGGAGAGCAACCTTTTCCAGACTTTGAAACGTATGAACAACAAAATAAACAATTTATTAACGATGCATATAAAGAATACGATAGTGAGTAACAGATACGACCGCAATGCTGGTTAGAGATCTCAGAACTACACAGAACCAAGGAGCCAGTGTAGCAAACGCTAGATACCACCTTACTCACTATCTCTAACACGTACAACAAGTAGTTGAAACTACCGGCTGCACAAACGGCTTAATTCCGGACATGCTATGGAGTGCTGGGGACCTACTGCAAAGGACACAGGATAAGTAAAATTATCACAAACATTGTGTCAGGTAAGTTAAACTTATACGGTGCCTTATGCCCTGATACCAAGCTACTTGTTGTATCATTACTACGGAGAAAATTATGGATAATGTCAATCAACCACCACATTACAACACTGGAGAAATAGAGTGCATACAAGCTATTCAAGCTTCTATGACTACTCGACAGTTCCAAGGTTATTTAAAGGGTAACGTCATAAAATATATGTGGCGTTATGAATACAAAAATCAAAAAGAAGATTTGTTAAAAGCCCAATGGTATTTAGCAAGACTTCTTAAAACATATGAATACGGAGAATCAAATGGCAAATCGAAGGATGACCCAATATCAAGTTAATAGCAAAGGCTATTGCAATCAACACCCCTATAACAACAAAGAGTCACGTTGGTGTGATTTAAATGAAGTGCCATATGCTAGAAATGGCTATCTTTACGGCCCAGAAACTGTTGAAGATCAGATTACTGGCCAAGTTTATTACCATTTAAACATGCACTACAATAATAATTACGGCAAGTTGTATTCAGCAATGGCAGAAAATACTATTGATCCTACATTATTTTTTAAAGAAGGTGATTCACTTTTAATAAGACATCAACAAGCAGATGTGCGGTTTACTATTACTGAGTTTAGCTCTAGAGCTAAAAACGTAGTAGGTACTAGGCATCTAAACCAAAACTGGACGTTTGACGCAGAAGGTTATAAACAGTATCAAACAAATAACTCTCAAGGTTCAAAAGCAAATTGGCAACTATG